CATCCTCGCTATGCTCCGTTCTATCTTCGTCGTGTACGCATTGACAAGAAAGATCCCATCTATTCCTTTATGAAGGATCAAGGTGTATCTAGTGAAGACTGTGTAATGAATCCAGATGCGACTGGTATCTTTACCTTCCCACAGAAGAGCAGTAGTGGTGCTATTACTCAAGATAAACTTATGGCTATGGATCATCTTAAGTTATGGGAAACATATCAAGATCATTACTGTCATCATAAACCATCTATCACGGTATCATATGATGACACTGATTTCTTATCAGTAGGTCAGTGGGTATACGAAAACTTTGATAAGATTTCTGGTATATCTTTCTTGCCTAAGTCTGATCATGTGTATACTCAAGCACCGTTTGAAGCTGTAGATGCACGAACATATAATCTATTTCCTAAGGTGGAAGTTGATTGGAGTTTGTTAGAGAAGTATGAACTAGTAGATTCAACTAAGAGTTCTCATGCTTTGGCGTGTACTGCTGGTGCTTGCGAGATTGTAGATCTATCTTAAGGAGATATGATATGTATTCAAAAGAACAAATTGATTTGAGATTAAAGATTGGTGCATCTATTTCATCTGCTGAGATGGTAATTATTATTAAATCCATGATGCAAACTATTAACGAATTGGAATTAAAGTACAATGAATTATCCAAGAATAGAGGAGTCGCTGCTGCTCCTGTTAGAGAAGTTGTACAAGCAACTCCCATACGACCCCAAGTTAAGCAGTGATGACTTTACTAGGGATGCTGCCTTTGCCGCTGGTCAGGTTGATGTTGTAAATAAACTAAGAATGATTTACGAAAAGCAACAGAAGGAGAAGTTAAATGGCTGAGTCTTATTTAGGAAATCTTTTATCTAAAGCAACTGCACTTACATTAGCTAACAGTAAAAGACTACAGAACCAAGCCATGTTACAACCACAATCAACTAGAACAAATGTAGTAAGGCGTACTCAAGGAACTGTTGAATCAGATACGAGATTTACACAACAAGCTAAGTCAAGTGTAAGTAATCTTTATAAGAGAGCGCAGTTATACGATCCATTTAATGTTGGTGATAAGACACAAGCAGACTTACAAAAACCACTGACATACTTAAATGATATCCTTACTAATACAAAGCCAGTTGGATATACTGAAGAGTATTATGCTAAGAGTTTTAAAGATTTAAAATATAGACAACCAACAGCTGCTGAGTTAGCAAAACAAACCGCAGATTATAAAGCATTAAAAAGTAAAGTAAAACCAGGATCTCTTATAAGAGTTCCAAATACTCGTTTTGTTGTTACAGACCCAACGGCTGAAGTTAATAAGACAATGCTACAGGGTTTAGTTGATGAGCAAACTAAATACTTAGGTAAAGACTTTGCTAATATAGATACTAAAACTTTGGCAGCTGCTGATTGGACAAGCTTTAATAATCTTACAGGTGATGTAGCTAAGTATAACTCTTTAAGAAATAGTTATCTAGCTAAGAAAACTAAAACCAAAGTAGATACGGATTGGATTAAACAATACGATACACTGTTGGCTGACACATATAAGGCAATGAGTGGTGAGATCCCCAAGATCTTAAAGAATGCTAGTAGTTCTTATAATACTATTCTTGGTACAAAGGAAGCTGGCTTAGCTGCTATTCAAGCTCTTATACCAACACAAGAAAAAAATATGAACAAGCCAATAGATGTATCACAAGTTGATCCACGATCACAAATTGCAAATAGAGTTAAGTTAGTTAATCAATATTCACAAACAAAACCAACGCCAGTCTTTGAATCTAGACCAGCATAAGGAGAATCACTATGGGTGGAGGACCAACAGTATCGGGTGGTATGAGTAAGTCTGAGTATGATGCAGCGTTAAAAGAACAAAGAGAATACTCTGAGAAAGCTGATCTAGCTAGAGAAGCTAAGCTTGCTGAGTATGAGCAAAACAGAATCAAGTCTGAGCAAGACCTAATCACAGCACAAAAGAATGCTGAGATGGCTAAGGTAACTGCACAGCAAGATGCTGAAGCAATGACTGCTGAAGAAGCATTGGCTGCAAGTCAAGATACTACAATGAACACAGATAGATTAAATTCTAATATGGCTGCTGCTCTATACAGTGGAGTAGTGGGACAAGATTCTGTAAGACCCAAGTAAGGAATTAAATGAAAGAACAAACACTAGAAGAACGGTTTAGATTATTAGACGGTAGACGACAGTACCGAATGACTCTTGCAAGAAAGTGTGCAAGTCTGACTATTCCTTCAGTGTTACCACCAGTTAATTGGACTGATGGTATGGCATTAACACAACCATTCTCATCCATTGCAAGTCGTGGTGTTACAGCAATGTCAAGTCGAATGTTATCTGCATTGATGCCATTAAACGATTCCCCATTCTTTCGGTTTGGTTTAAAGAACGGTGCTGAAGCTACCCCAGAAATCAAAGCATATCTTGAAACATTATCATATCAAGTATTTAATAAAGTTGTATGTCAGAACTTAAGAGAAACAATCTTTCAAGCACTGCAACATTTAATTATTGTTGGTGATGTAATGGTTATTATGGATGATGACTTTTCTTTTAGAAATATTAGAACTGATCAGTATGTGGTACAACGAAATGTACAGGGTAAGGTAATTGAAACTATCCATTTAGAATATGAACCAGCTGATGACGGTGAAGGTGAGGACTATGCTACCTCCGCTGCTGGTCTTGAGATTAAACAAGGCTATCAAGTTTTGTATTGTCAATATAAACTAGATGAAGAAAAGAATATTTGGCATAGTAAGAAAGAGAATGATGATGGTGAGGTTGTAGATAGTGGCGAGTATACAGTAGCCCCTCTCATTCCTCTGCGTTGGTATGGTATCATGGGCGAGAACTATGGTCGATCACACTGCGAAGATATCTTAGGAGATCTAATGTCTCTTGAGAACTATACGCAATCTCATATCGAAGGTATGGCAGCATCATCCACATTCTGGATTGGTGTTGATCCCGCTGGAATGACTGAGTTAGATGATATCTCGTCTGCTAATAATGGTACATTCATTCCTGCTAGACAAGCAGATATCTTTTGCATTAGTCCAGCACAGACATTGAACCCACAGGTAGCATCTACTGCTAACGCAGTTGCTGAGATGCGCCGTGAGGTTGCTGATGCGTTCTTAATGACACGCTCTGCTATTCCATCAGGAGATAGAGTCACAGCCACAGCCATTCGTATGATTGGTTCTGAGCTTGAGACTGTATTGGGTGGTGCGTTCTCTGCTATTGCTAGAGATCTAATGGAACCTATTATCAAAAGAACTATCTTTATCATGTTAAACAATGGTGATATGGATGAGGGTATGTATTCTCAGTTCTTTGATAAGGATGGTACGCTACAGACTGAGATCATCACTGGTCTACAGGCTTTGTCACGGGATTCTGATCTTCAAAAGCTCATGCAAATGGGTGAAATGGTTCGTAATCTACCACCACAGGCACTACAAACATTCAAGTGGGACTCTTATGCTACGGCATTGATCTCATCACTTGGTTTTGATGCTCGTATGTGGGTTAAGTCTGCGGAACAAGTGGCTCAAGAGCAACAACAACAGCAACAACAAGCTATGCAGATGCAAGCTCAACAACAAGCTGGTAGTGCGGTGACTAGTGGTGTCGTTAATACGGCAGCACAAGCAGCACAGCAAGATATCCAACAGACTGGTGGTCAGAATGTTGGCGCAATGATGCAACAACTAGGTATCGACCCCTCACAACTAGGTATGGGTCAACAACAACAAGGTATGTGATATGAGAAAACCATTAAACAAAGCTAAGATGTCATGCAATAGCCCACAGAAATCTCCAAACCCATCTAAGAAACGAGTTGTTAAGGCTTGTTCTAATGGTACTGAAAAGATTATTCACTATGGTGCTACTGGTTATGGTAATAATTATTCAGCGGCTGCTAGAAAATCCTTTAATGCTAGGCACAACTGTGCGGCTGCTAAGGATAAGCTAACCGCAAAGTACTGGGCTTGTAAAGATCTTTGGGGTGGTCCAGGAAAATCTAAGACAAGTTGCCCTAAAAATAAAAGGTGTAAATAATTATGGCTAAATGTAAATGCTCTCACTCAAAAGACACTAAGAA